GGATTTTCAGTACATAACTCAAGATATCTTTGTTTAGCTTGAAGATTCCTTTTACTTAGCATGCCCATCATTGAATAATGCATTGTGGCCTGGAATAACTGTATAACAGCACATTCCAATGTAGAAGCTCCTCCTGTTAAACAATCAGTGATCATATTATTATAGATTCTAAATCTATCTATAAACCGTTCAGTCACTGACAGTTCTTGGCTAGCACTAACCCATCTGAAAGTTGGTTTTATTACCATGTGTCTAACATGCCACTCTGAATTGTACTCAATTAAGTCATGAGTTCCTATTGAGCTTTTGGCTTCATTGCAAAATACGGATAAATAAGGAGAAACTCGCTCTTTCCATAACAACAACCTTTTCAACATCTGCATAGTTTTAAGGGTCGGCTTCCCAGGTACAGATATCATGCAACCTGAGTCATCACTCCCTTGACAGATTGTTATCAACACCTTGTCCATTCTCAGCCTTCCTTTGCAAGCATTTATTAGAACTTGTTTCATCACCTCCTGTATCATAGTGTGATATAAGGAACTAGTTGTGTGCAAAATTCCCTGAAACATGCCAGAAATGATTTCAATCAAGTTCCCTCTTGCATTTACAAACATTCCTTCACCCTTTTCAAATTCTTCCTTAAATTTCATGTACACATCATTGCTAGTTTGAAGCTTTACATTAGCAGCTAAACTAGAAGCTTGTTTTAGCGGGAAGGATAGTCTTTTCCTTGGCCATAGAGACAAAGCACTTAGAGTGAATTCCTTCAATTCCTCTGGAAGAATTGCTTGGAACATGGCAGCAAAATGACTAGAATGGTGGAATTGGCACCAAGTAGTTGCATCAGCAGACTTTGAAATTGTTGTGAAATTATTACCAAACATCTCTTTTGACTTTGCATAATGTTCTTTGACAAATTTATCTTTAGTATCTGGATTCACAGTTGTTTCGGATGGAAAATAAGAACATATTGTGCGAGAGACTAATTCAACAAAATATTGCACAATTCTTGCCATGAATTCTAGCACATGGATCTCTCTTTCTCCTCCATGTTGAGATTTATCAAACTGATCACTATCAAAATGGCCTTTCTTCAATAATTTTTGCAAACACCATGGAGCTAGCTGACTTAAATGTATAATTTTCTTTCCAGTGTCAGACTCATATTTCTTGATGATCTCAGTCATAGATTCCATGCAAAAAGGACGCTTAAGAATTTCTTCTGGAAAATCTTTCTTCAACTTCTG